TCTCGGGCATCTGCTTTTTGCTGTACCGCGTACTGAGTATTCTCGTTCGCGATCTTGGCCCTTACACCCCATGCCTCGTATGGAGTTGGGTTCTTTTTTGCTTCATCCAGTTGCTCATTCAAACCTTCGAGTGCGTTAGCGTGCATTAACGTATGTAGGGTAGCCATTTTTTGCGCGGCAGTAAGTTTGCTTATTTGTCCGGTCTCCTCATCAAACTTTATGGCATTTACCGACGCAGACACACCCGCATCGAAATTAGCCTGTTTGAACTCTCGTGCGGACCGAATAAACTCCTGATTTGAGCGATGGATGGACTCCGCCGTTTCCTTGAATTCCGCAGCCTGCGCTTTCGCCTGGTCAGAGATAATCCCACCGGCCAGCACTTGGCTCTCGCCATCCTTTGGAGTGTTTAGTATCCCAAAGTTTTCTCGACGCGTCTTAACGTCTTCCGCATCGGCCCTATCTTGTTGCTGTTTGTTTTCACGGCCCAGAGCAATGATGGCATCATTGCTCTTTTTCATTGCTTTTTTGTAGTTATCAGAGCCACGATGCAGCTCTAATTCCTTCATAATCCACCAATCTGCTTCGTCGAATTTTGAACGATTTGCCTCAGCGGCCCACTGCTCATGCTGCTCTTCAACGCGCTGCCATTGCTGCTCCTGAAATCTCTTAGCTGCTTCGGCCAGCTTTTTCTGTGCTTCCAGAGCAGACTTCTTGGCCTCAGCGTCCTGCTGTGCGGCCTGTTGAGATTTCTGATCGTCCTCGTTTCGCTTGTCTGAATCGATTCCCCGTGACATTTCAGACCAGACTACCTTTGCGCCTTGCCACGCTTGAATATCAGCATCCGCATTGCCGCCAATTCCATGCCTCATTAGGTCTTTATCTGCATTAGCAGAATCTTTAGCATGGGCAATATCGTAGACCAGCTTCTTTTTAATTTCAGCGAGAAGGCCATTCGCCTTCGCTACATCCTTCCTGTCAAGCGCATCCTGCCTCTGATCCTGCAGGTCAAGAAGGTCTTTGTTTCTGCCTTCGATATCTTTAGCCGTTGGAGAGGTTGCTTTATTTCCAATCAGTTGCCCCCATACACCAACATTGTTCTTTTTCATTAACTCGTTCATCTTCAGAAGGTCACGATCAAGCGATTCGCCAAACTTGTCAGCTTTGACGCGCATCTCATCAAGCACAGTTTGCCCAACGTCAAACTGTTTCCCCTGCATCTTTGCGAGCTTCGCCTCAATCTTGTCACTGCTTAAATCGAGTTCATCATTTGTAGTACGCAAACTCTGAGCTAACTGCCCAAAACCCTCCTTAATAACATTCGGCATTTCATTGATCTGTTTAGTTAGATCGTAGAGTTTTGCTCCAACATCAAAGAACATCCCTCCCAGGGCCGCAAGCCCAACAAGTGGGAACGCGGCCTGTAGCGCTTTTCCAACTCCCGGAAGCATGAGCGCAAAATGCTCTGCCGCCCGCGTATTGCTTGTGAAATGTCCCTCAAGGAGTTTGGCGGTTCCACCGGCAGCCTTCATCTGGCTGATGGTTTCACCGCCAGCACGTTTGCTGCTTCCCGCAAGGGCATCCAACTGGGCACGGGCGTTCTTGATTCCTTCGCTAAAACTAGCCGAATTCGCCGTAAGGACGATATTCATACCGCCAATTTCAGTAGACGCTCCCATGTTCAACCTTTCTATTCGCTCAGGATTTTGCGCTTGCGACGCTTCCCGTATGCCTCAATCCGGGAGCGAAGGGATGCAGCAAATGTTTCCGCCGCTAAAGCCTTTGACTCTTCCCAAGCGGGCCGCATAAAGGGATGCTCGGGAACCTCGCCAACATGCTGGCCAGATCCGTGGTACTTTCCATTTCTTCCCAGTGTCGAATTCCCACCCCGTACCATCCGGTGTCCAAATTCAACCCATCGGGCCGCGTGGCGTGTCAGGGTATCCGGACCAATCAGCGACATGAGGATATTGGACGCCCGTGGAACGCGGACAACAATATCCATTTTGAGCGCTCCCGGTGGCAGCGCCGTCCCCGAAGGAAGCTGAGAACGCTCAGGAGCACGTTGGCTCACTGCGAGCTGCACAGGCTCGCCCGCGTCAAATAGAGCGCCGCGAATCATCCTGTTAGAATCCTTTTCCGCCAACCCATCAAGTGTGGCCTGCAGATCGGAGAGGCCCTGAATCTGTATTCCTGTTTCATCTGCCAAGGTAACCTCCAAAACAAAAGCCCCGCCGATGCGGAGCCTGAATCGGTTACAGCTTCTCTTAGAATGGCTCTAACCGGCTTGACTTTTTGCAGCCGCTAATGCAGCCCATCCAATCGCAACAATCTTCCGCTTCTTCCGGGTCATACGAATAGCCCGCTCAGCCTCTTTATCGCGCCATGATGGCATGAAATAAGAGGTTCTGAGTGGTTCTCTGGGTGCTCGGAAGCCAAAATTAGCCACTGCTGCTGCTACCTGCCCCAAAAGGAACTCCTCCCTTAAGTCCCTATCATGCTTTCGATCACAGAGGTTGGAGTATTGGCGCAATGTAAGGTCGAGAAACTCTCGTTCAGTTAGCCCTAGCTCGTAGCGGGCAAAAGACTCCCTCTGACCCCATAGCCCCTCAAGCTCTTCGGCTGTTAGATACTCGCTTTGGCGCTGGCGCTGCCGATGATCGCCTGCGCCAGAGCTTTTCCCGTTTCAGTACCGAGCGGACGTGAGCGCTGAATTGCTTCCGATGCCGCAAGAAAGATAATCGAAACAGAATCAGGGTCATCCATCAATGCTTGCGCATCGGGAAGTGATACCTCCGGATGCTCTTTCTCCAGCATGGACCAGAAAACAACAGCGAACTCAACTGCATCCAGCCCCGTGAGATGGAACCCTTCCCAAAGCGAATATTTTCGTCCGTTCAGACGGTAACCCTCAGAGATGCGCAATTGCGATCCAAAGGTAAATACGAGGCGATATGTTTTACCAGCCAATTCAACAGGAACAACAGGGGAGGACTTTTCTCCCACATTATCCGAATCCTTGATAGCAGTGACTTTCCTTACAGCCTTTGTCACGATTCTTCCTCCAAAGGAAAAGGCCGCGCTTGGCGGCCTTAGGTTACGAACGTGGATTGTGTTTTTACCGAGCGTAAGCCACGCCAGATGAATTTCTCTCTAAATCTTTCGCGTCAGTGGGCTTGAGTTTGGATAGGTCGTATTTCCCTTGTTCCGGCATCATCATCATTAAGCGGAAGTGCCCCTTCCAAAAACCCACAGACATTTCAGTTCGGAAGTAATATGTCTTTCCAGCTTCCAACGTGATAACTGCTCCAGCTTGTTTATCCTCGGCAAAAAAGATATGATCTCCCGGAGCAACCTGAAAGGATGCAAATTTTCCGTTCTCCATGCGAAGGAGTCTTGTCCCGTCGCAATAAACGGAAGGTCTCAGAAGGTGCCCGTAAGACTGCTTATACCGATAAAAATAAACTGTTGCCGCCGATGGAGCTGGCCCCGGAACTTCCTGCGCATAAACACCGGCGCAGAATAAGAGAACAAGAGTACAGGCGCACAACTGAACAATTCGGGTCATGTCGTCCATCGTAATAGAAGATGAGGAAGATTTCCATGCCCCACAGCAATAACTATCCGCCATGGGGCACACGGAAAGCTTAGCTACCAGCAGTCTTTGTCCACGCACCGGTGGGCTGCACCTTGAGCGAGAACTTGACAACCTTGGTGGGAGTGAGTGAGAAGCTCGGCAATACAACGATTGCGCTGAAGGTGAAGGAGTCTCCCGTAACCGTCTGGGATCCACTAATCGGAAGCTGGATGGTAAACGCTACAGGCTGTCCAGTGGCGTAAGCGGCTTCCACGGCTGCCTGACCAGCATCCGATGCGACACGGTTGCCCTGGAAGGTGATTTCCTTGTTTTCAAGGAACGTTGCGATGTGCTCAGATGCGCCGGGTGACTCGAAGTTGGTGACATCCTCTGTTCCCCATGCTGGACGATCAAAGGGAGCTTCCGTGAGTTCGCCGATCAGGACCGGCGCAGTTGAGCCGATGCTAAGCGATGTACCGGCTCCGGTTTTGGCTTGGGATTTTGCATACATAACGCGGTCTCCTTGGATTGGCGTTTGGTTAGGTGTAGAGTCTTGCGACCCTACAGGCTGAAGTGGAAGTAGAACTCGACCATCGCGCGATACTCACGGGCGTCCGAGTCGAAGAAATCCATCTCGTTGATCTTGGTTACGAGCTGGAGGAGAGAACCGTCAGCCACAAGGCCGCCGAATCCGTTGAGAGCCGGAGAGTCACCTGAGCCAATCAGGGCGCGGCGAACTGCAACAGCTGAGGCGTAGTTGCTTCCATAGCAGTTGAACTCGAAGCGCTGCTGCTGAGCGCCTGCTGTGTCGAACGTCTCTTCCTGCGATCCACCAATCAGGCGATAGGAGATGCAGGGGTAAATAGGATCAGGCGGAAGCTCAACCGGATAAACACGGCTCGAAACAAGCGCCTGAACTGCCGCAATGGATTGCAGCAAAGCGAAGATGTTTTGTTCCATTAGGCGCTCCCGTTGATTTCCATCACGAGTAGATGCAGCATGATGTTGCGCTGCTGGAAGTTGTCAACTGCCTGCACGAGGTATGTACTGGCACCACACAGCACGCGGCAGCCAGAGTTGATAACCACGCCAGAACCCGGCCAGCGCATAGTGATGCGGTGAGTGACCTGCGAGACAAGCTCGCCGCCCCGCTGTTGCTGATCCTGCTTGAGCGCATCTACCTTGGCGCGGGAACAAAGCAGGTTTCGCCAGGTAGTTGTCTGTTGCCCAAAGCCATCCTGCGCAGTGCTGGGAGCCTGGATGGTGATTGGCGTACGCAATGCACCAGGGTCAATGTACGGAATACCTCCAGAGATCATCGGACGTGCTTTTTGATCGGCCATCGTTAGAGCCTCAGGTCGCGATAGCGACGAAGAGAAGACTTGACTGCATCGCTTGGTTCGTTGCCATCAATGCGGCGCTCGTAGCGCTCGGTGACGAATTGCTTGATGGCCTGCTTGATTCCATGCGGCACCGGATCTCCCAGCCATGCAGGCACGCCATCTACCCCCGTGGAAACTAGCGCGGCAAGCGTCGCTACACCCCCGCTACTAACACTGGCGATTGAGGTAAACAGGTCAGCGCCCTCGGCACCAGCTCCCGGAATACGAATATTGAGCGGCTGACTACCATCAATCCCAGCCATCGCAGGCAAGAACTGATAAGGGCTGTCAATTACTGCGCTGCCTGCTCCGCAGCTAACAACAATCTCGCCACCATAACCGCAAAGATGGTCAATTGAGACTGCCCCAAGCTGCACCTGCGCAACCGGCCATACCTGACCAAATGGAGGCGTAAGTCGTGCAGGCTGCGATTGCAGGTCGCATCGATAATCAATGCCCTCAACCAGCGGTATCCACTCGCCAGGCTGGCCAAGGTACTGGAAGAGGACAATGGCCCTCGTGCGCGGATAGGGAAGATACACGGCATAGCGGATGCCTGCGAGTGCAGCCGTAGGGCCACCGATAAGAGCACCAGAAACGTTTGCGCCGCGTGCTACCTTCTCATCCACATAGCCAGGGAAGAAATCGAGAGTGGTGCGCTGCACCTGAAGGACAAAGGCGCGATAGGTGTAGTTCTCGCACCACTCCCGCGCATCGGAGATCATCTCGGCAATCTCTTCGTCGTCCTGAGTAAAGGTTGCATCAAGGCGCAAAAATCGCTTCATGGCCGCGAGACAAACCGGCTCAGTCGCGGGAGGTACTATGTCGAGCCGCGCCATTAGGCTGCCTCAGGCGTTTCAGGCAGCAAGGAAGATTGCGCCGTATTTCGGGAAGAGGATTTAATGGGAGCGCAGATTCCTGTTTTTATCCATGCGGTCGCTTTTGCATCGGGAATATCCGCAACCTCGCTGGCTGAAAAACTGTGTTCAGGAAGCCCGGTGTCAACACAGGCAAGTCCAGAAATTGATTCGAGGAAACGAACTTTCATGGAAGCTCTCCATATCTCGAAAAGCAAAAAGGCGACTCCGCAGAGCCGCCCTTTTGGGTGAATGTTGCGTTGTGGTTGCTGGAGGAACCTCTTAGGTGGCCGACTGCTGAAGAACTGCAATCGGGTGAGTTCCGGCGTCAAGCAGGTTCCCATCAACACGCTGGAACCCGTTGAAGCCAATCTGGAGGTAGTCGGCATAGCGCTCGACGAGCCGCTTGATAAAGACACCGTCCTGAGAACCTTCAGGCACCACAAGACGCTGCTTGTAGCTCTTAAGGTCTCCGAAGAGGATCGTCGAGGCGGAAGCAGCGGGAGCTGCCATTGCCTGATTGATGACATACGGCTTTCCGAAGATGGTGTCAGGCATTGCGGAGCCGAAACCCGCAAAATATCCCGGCATCCAGATCGGACGGCCAGTGGTGTCATTGATTCCGCGCGCAACCTTGAGGGTGGTGTCAGCCATCATGAACTTGCTGCTTGGAAGATCACGGTAAGCCGGATCGACAGCATGCAACAGGTTCAGGAAATCAGCCAGCTTCAAGGAGGTAGTCTGGCCCGAGTTAGCGGAACCGCCAGCCGTGACAATGTTTCCGGCTGCAACTGCCGCTGGAACAATTCCCAGGGGCTGGTTGGTTCCATTTCCCGTAGTGAAGTAAGCATTCTTGCCACGGCCAAACCGCTTGGCAAAGATGCGCGTCAGGAGGCCATCGATATCGAAGGCCGAATCCTGAATCAGCGTCTCCGGAACAAGGATGTTTTTCGTGCTTAACAGGTAAGCGCTGAGCGTGACAGCCGTGTTGAAGGCAACGTCCTGTTCGGTGATTTGAGTGTTCTCACCGATGATGACTGCCGAATTGCCGGTATCGTTCTCGCTCGGCCAGGGCAGCGGCTGTCCTGTCGAGGTACGAATGGTGTCCAGTTCCCCGAGGAATGCTCCCCACGCCTTCTCGGCTTCGGCCAACTCATACATGAATCCAGTCGGAACGATGTCGCCACCTGCGGAACCCGTGCCGACTGACTGTGCCATCTGGATGGAGCTGGCATTACGCAGCAGCTTGCGCTGATCGGCTTCAAGAGACTCGCGGCCATAGCGGAGTGCTTGGCGGAAGGCCTTGACGGCGGGCGTGTTCTTGAGCTTCTTGGGGTCAGTAATCAGCCCCTCGTCCTCAAGCATGTTCCCTATCTCGCGGATGTTGTCTTTCGGAATTGCGGACAACCGCGCTTCCAGGTCTCCGAGCTGCGAGATACGCTCAACGCTTCCGTCGATCTCTTCAATCTCCGACTTCATCTTGTCGAAGGTGGTTTTGTCTTCCAGACTGAGGTGGCGCTTTTCGGCGTCTGCCTTGTCCACAATGGCCCGCATCTGAGTTCCGAGCGCGAGCCGCTTCTCTTTGAGTGCCTTGAGTTGTTGACTCATGGTATTTTCCTTGTGTTGCGGAGTGGTTTTGCGTACCCGTGCGCCCGCGTCTGCCCCGGCAGACACACCACACTCCCGCAAGCGCGTTATCCGGTCCCCGGAAGGCTGTCGCGCCAGCGATTGAACTGTTTTAGGCACAAGAAAAGCCGAGGTTTCATCCCCGACTTATGCTGTGCTGAATTTTGAGGACCGCTCACCGTGTACCCGAGGGTGCGGTCCTTTGTTCCCGACTACCCGCTGACAGTGGCCACCATCACGGATCGGGAAGGTCAAACTTTATAAAGCAAATTCCAACTAGACGCCCAGCTCTGCCAGTTCGAGCTTCTGGCGGTAGAGGCTGTTGGAGTTATCGGCGCCCTTGTTGCACATACAGGAGGACGCCCCACAGGATGTTGAATCGCACTCACCCTCAATACAGGAGCAGGATTCACAATCGCCATCTACACAGGAGGTGCAAGAACAGGTGCAGGAAGTCTCAGTGTCCGATTTGAGCGACTTGCGCAGCTTAGAGAATTCATCAATGAGCAGCTTCTGCACATCGTCGCGCGTTACCGGAGCGTCCGTTGCAGATTCCTCGCGGAGCCGCTTGGGAACGTTGCGGAATTTTGCCAGCGCGATAAACTTCCGCGCCATATTCAGCGAGGATTCGCTTACTGTCTGCGTTTCGCCGTCCTCATCATCCACAGTGGATGTTGCAAAGCCAGCTTCAATCGCTTCCTCGGCATTGAGCCACGTCTCAGCATCCATAATGGCCTTGATTTCATCCCACGTCTTGCCGGTGCGCTTGACGTAGATATCACCAGCAGACGCCGAAATCTTGTCGAGTGCGTCAGCGGTCTGACGAAGATCCTCTGCATTGCCCTGAGCGTATGTCCATGCGTTGTGCACCATGAACATTGCTCCGAGTCCCATCACAACCTTGTCACCCGCCAGCGCAATGACAGATGCAGCCGAGGCCGCGATTCCGTCTACACGCGTCTCAATTGGCACCTTTGTTGCACGCAGCACGTTGTAAATGCTGATGCCCTCAAAACTATCGCCACCCGGCGAGTTGACGCGCAACAGGATAGAGCTAGGGGCAGCGGAACGGATAGCATCCCCTACAGACTCGGCTGTAATGCCACCACCATTCCAATAGTCCTCACCAATCTCCCCGTAGATGTTGAGCTGGAGTTGTCCGCCAGTCGTGACAGTTGCCTCCATGCGGGAACGCGAGGTTTGGATGCTGGATATCTTGCGATTTTTCATGCTGCCTCCGTAAGATTGAGTGCTTCTGAACATTTTTCAAAGATGATTTCGGATATCATGCGCGCATCTTTAGCGTCGCAACTTTTAGCGTAGATGCAGGCAACCTCAATCGCAGATTCAAGGCTGAAATGGTTCTCTATCCTGTCGATTGAAACCCCAGCATCCTCAACAACACCCTGCATAATTGCCTCACAGGGTGCGCTTAGAGTTCTGCCTGCAAATGCCTGATCCCATTCCTTGCGGACTGAGAGACGCCCCAGGGCATCGCGCATGGCAGGAACCATGCTCTTGCGGAACTTCGCCACGCGCTGTGCCGGTGGCGCTGCATCGGGGTCAACAATTGTTCCATCTTTGTCGGGCGGAGCAGGAAGCTGCTTAGGATCTCCCTGCATGGCCCGCTCAATTGCCATCGTGTTGAGCGGCACAAGAATAAGATCGCCGCCCTGCTCGGGATTCAAGGGATTCATGCCGACCTTACGGCGAACCTCGTTGGTCGTAAGGGTTCCCGCATTGCGCAGGGTGTTGAGTCCAGTTGTGAGTGAGGTCCAGTCGCCACGCTGGAAATCATTGAGATCGTGTTCAAGAAAGTAGTCCGCATCGATTGGAGACGTAAAGAGCTTTGCGAACATCTCCTGTTCGAGCTTTACCAGCCAAGGCTTGAGAGTGTAGCGAATGTAATCGAGCGACTGATGCTCAATATTGTTGTTTGTTGCTCGCTCCAAGTCTTGCAGCAGGTGCATGGGAACGCGGAACAGAGCTGCAATCTCCGAGCGCTGAAACTTGCGCGTTGCGATGAACTGCGCATCGTCAGGAGAAATACTGAGCTGCTTCCACGTCATGCCCTCTTCGAGGATCAGAGGAGAGAGGGCGTTTTCACCGTTCAGCCTGTCGAGCAGAGACTTCTTAAGATTGGCATACGCCTCATCGCTGAGGCCTCCTGGATGCTCAAGCACCCCACTGGCTCTGGCTCCATTTCCAAAGAGCTGAGCGCCAAACTTTTCAGCAGCAATGGCAAGGCCAAAGGCATTCTTACAAACCTGTATCGGCGAAAGTCCAACGATGCCATTCTCCGAGAGACCTTTGAGATGGATGACGTCAGAGGCATCGAGAAATCGCCTCGTTCCGTCAACAGTGGCTGTCGTTTCGTAGACGAGTACAGTTACTCCATCCTGATCTTTGAGTTTTGGCGCAGTCCGATTAGACGGAAGTATGCGCAGAGCAACCGGTCGATTGGAATTGTCGCGCTGAATCCACGCGTAGGCATTTCCCCAGCCAAGAACGTTTACCAGCATGGCAGCACGAAAGGACACAGAATCCATGAAAGGATTCGGCTTTACGCATACCAGGTTCCACAGACGATGTTTTCGGTCGATGCTAACCGTCTCATTTTTCCCGCGCTTGTAGATATAGAGCGGGAGTGAGCTGCCATCTTCCGAGATGACCTTCTGGCATCCGAACACAGTGGTAAGCCGACGAGCTCCCTCAACATTTACAACAACCCCAGCATCTGAACGACCAATTCCAAAGAACTCCCGCATGAGCGATTCAGGCAGCAAGGGCTGCGAGGGATCTTCCATGGTCAGCATCTTGGTTGCAGTGCGAGTGAGCAGCCCCATTAGTTAGCCTTTCCAGTGAGCGCCTTGCGCATCGATGCGACAAAAAGAAAGAGTTCAGGAGTGAGCATTAGAACTCCAGCAAGAACGATGGAAGCGCGCAGGCTGATACTTCCTACACCAGAAATTAGCGCGATGAATCCGAGCGCAATGCGAACGTCACCACCATCGAGAATTCGTTCCTTTTTCTCTTTTGTCTCTTCAGGAGATGTTGTCATAATGAGCGAATTCCTCGCGTCTCGTAGACGCTTGTTTTCCGTCCCGAATCGGTTTGGGCGCGGGCCACGGCCATGATGGCGGCTACAGCCGCGTCAATTTTGTTCTCTACTCGTTCTTTGCGCGGAAATACATTCTCGTTCGCGTCGTAGTAGGCCTGCACGTTCGACACGCACCAGGCGAGGACTGGATCTCCATTGTGATGTACACGGCCAGCAAGAATAGCCGCATTCAGCTCCTTCATTGGGTCACTGAGATAGCGAACCTGTTGCGGCATCGTGATGACGGTATCCGTTGGGAGTTCCTTCGCTAACTCCTGTTGAAGCTGCAGGGCACCCCATGGGTCAAATGCAATGCACTGCATTTTGAAGCGCTTGCACTCTTTCAGCATTTCGACCTTCACAAAACTAAGGTCAATCTCGTTTCCAGGAATGCCAGCCAGAAACCCTTGATGATTCCAGCGCTGATAGTGCTGCATGTCTGCATCGTCAATCCGCTGCTGCGGAAGCCAGTAGCGTCCAAAAAGGTAATAGTGACGCTTACCCTCAATCATGCGAACAAAACACAATACCCATGCAGTGAGATCAACCTTGGCAGAGAGATCACCAGCCGACCAGCACTTTTGGCCGAGAAAATCATCAAGCGAGAGTTCTGCGACAAAACCCTTCTTCCAAAACTCCATGTTGAAGTAGGCGGCCATTGCTCCGCCCCACACATTGAGGTGTTTCGTTTTGAAGATGTTCTGCTTGCTGCTCTGCTGAATAGCCTCTTGTTGCTGCTTGAAGAGGTACTCAGAGTAGACGCTGATGCCGTAATTAGGATTAGCCTTACGGAGCGCTTCCTCTGTTCGCCAGTCATCCCCTTCGTCAATCGAAAAAACGATACCGAAGCGCGATTCATCTTCAACGATTCCTTCGAGCACTTTTTCAAGGTGCAGGAAGAGTTCCCGGCAAGGTCCGGCAATGTTTGTTCCAGCTGTCGTAATAACCAGCATCAAGGGCTGACGGCGAGCTCCCATGCCCGTCTTCATCGTGTCGTAGAGTATCGAGGTTATGTGCTCGTGATACTCGTCAACGATGGCACAGCTCGGAGATGCTCCGTCTCCGGGATCGCCTACAAGCGGCTCGAAGCGGCTGCCATCCCCTTGGATATATAGCGACTTGGCCGCAATCTCAACGCCAAAGTATTCATTCAGCTCTGGCGTCTTTTTTGCGATCTTCCAGGCAGGCCGGAAAACTTCCCAAGCCTGTTTCTCCTTCGTAGCCCCAGAATAGACTTCCGCGCCGTACTCGTTATCAGCGCAGAGCATGTACAGGCCGATTCCGCTGGCCAGCGTACTCTTGCCGTTCTTACGCGGGATGAGTAAGTCAGCCTCAGTGAAGCGTCGGTATCCTGTCGCCGCGTTTACCCAACCAAAGATGCAGCAGATGATGAAGATCTGCCAAGGTTGCAATTTGATGCGCGGGAAAACACCGCCAACCTTCCGAGCCCACTCCCCCTTGGTATGCGGCAGTAATTCGATGAACTTGCACGCCTTGTTTGCCCTGGACTCGCTGAAGAGATAAGGCCATTCCTTATCGTTTGCCTCGGTGCGAGCCAGGTCATCAAGGTGTCGCTGGCAGGCCAGACGCACCCATTTACCCGCGAGACTAGTTCCATCTACTACCCGCTGTGCATAATTTAGAGCTACTGCCGTGTAGCCAATCCGCGCGGCTTTCCCAACCGCCTGCCGCTTACGCGGTGTTTTCGGCGATTTCTCTCCAGGGATTATGCTCATCAGACTTGTCTTTTTTCGCATTGACGCGGCTGCGATCTATTGGCGTCATGCCGAGCCTGACTAAACAGCTTTCGAGCTGCTTAATGTCGGCAGGTTTCGCTATGCTTATACGCACTTTGAAAAGCATCCGCGCGGCGATCTCAACAATGATTCGGTCAGCCTTGCTGAGTACGCCAGGGTGAGCCTCGCTCACAATCTCGCGCCAGCATCCAAGCTCGCGCTCGCGGCCCGGAATGAGAAGAAAATCTGGTGGTTCGCCAATGCCATCGGTTACGGTCGGCTCGCCACCGCGAGCAGCGGCACGACCGGGATTTTTCTTGTAGGCTCCGCTCATTTCCAAAACTGCTGTCGGTTTGCGTGGACGGCCAGCCATAACTATTACTCCCCGCGTGCAGTGCGAATGCTGTGACAGCTCTTGCAGAGCGCCAGGCAGTTGCTTTCTTTGAGCCGCAGTTCAGGATGCTCCCGGACCTTTTGGACGTGGTGGACTTCGATTGCTGGCTGCTGACTCTCTTCTACGCAGTCAGCGCACCAGGGATTGCAATTCAAAAACCAGCGGCGAAACTTGCGCCAGCGCTCGTCATATCCACGCTCCGAGGAACTGCCACGGAAACGGTCATACTGTTGGCGCGGCTCAGGCTGTCCGTGCTGCCCACAGTTGCCCCGCTCAACAAGAGCCGGACAACCGGGATAGCTACAGGGTTTTTTCATTTCACTTTCCGGCTGGGGTGAAGTCGAGGTAATAAAACTGTCCCGGCTTGAATTCTTCAGACAGATCAGGGTTGTCAAGCTGAAATTCGATAGAGCCAGACGGGGTTGATGAAGCGAAAGAGTTATTTTCCTCGCTTCCTCCGCAGACGGCACTCATCGTGATTTGCCGAACTGGAATTCCGCTCTTCTCGTACTCACAGCGCTCATATCCAGCGATCGAACCATCATCAGGGTGCGGTGCTCACGCAGGGTCGCGATGTTTCAGACGGGAAACTTCTTTGCGACCACCGTTGTAATCGCCCAACTCTGCCACTCTTGTAACCTGAAATTTTGCACGAATCATTTGATTCACCTTTCAAAATTGAAATGGTCCGCGTTCGCATTGCGCTACTAGCGGACCGGTTGTTTTGGTATTCTCGGGAGTTGCATCTACTTGCCTTCAACGCATCTTTAGCACAGACAACTAGCTCTCGCAATGCGCTTTGAGAACTGGCCCACCTTTCCAGCTTTCGAATCCCGTAATACCTCTCGTCAGGGGGTATCTTGTCTTACAGATTCTGCGCGTCCGTTTCGAGCTGCTGAAGAGCAGCCTTGACAGTGGTTGCAAAGGTTTCGTAGTCGCCGAAGAGCTTCTCGAAAAGTGGAATGATGTTCTCGAAGCTCTTTCCATCTGTAACGAGCGGCTGAATCTGGGAAATTACAGCGGCATCAAGCTCAAGGTTCGTAAAGTCTGCAGCCACGGCAGCAAGAATGAGCGGCCAAATCACCTTCGAGAGCGCCAGAAAACTCGCTGCATCTTTTCCGCCAGTGACCACAATCTGCTCAACATCGTCAACGATTGTGATTGTTGCAGGCAGTACCGTGTCGGCATCCGCGTGTACATCCGTGAGCAGCTTTGGAAGATTGGTAATTGCCTTGACAACCCACTCACCGGCATCTTCGATGCCATGAAGAATCTTCGTAAAGAAGTTCATAACGATTTCCATTTCTCCGCAAATGCGAGGTTGCAAGACTCACTGCTCGCGAAGATGTCCGCAGGCAAAGAGCTTAAGTTGACGTGTAGGCCTAACAGAGTTATCAGGCCGCTTGATTGAAGAGATGAACCTCGGCAACACGACGGCGGAGCAAGCCAGCATTGGTATTACCCGCTGCTTTGTCCCATGCCTCAAAGTCTGCAATGAGCTTTGTAATTGGAGCACCCGAATCAAAATCCCGAAGCACGGTTGAATGTTGGAAGTTGCCAGAGCCAATGTTGTATACTAGGTCAGTCAGCGCATCGAACTCAGCCTGACTAATGGAGCAGGTCACGTCGCGATTAACGCAGGCGTCTGCCCATGCACCATCGTGGATTAGAGCGGCATCCGCCTGTGCTTGCGTCCATACCAAACCCTTGCACACTTCCGGTCCGGTATGACCCCAGCCAATTGTCCAGATGCCGCGCTGGTCTGGATAGGCATAAAGCAGGCAACCCTCAAAGCTCTTACGGACCGTATAACCGATTTCACTGGTTTGCATGGGAGGCGTCATTGAATGTTGATCCCCAGCTTGCCTTCGATGTGTCCGAGGCGCTTGTTATGGTCCTTAAGCTGCTTGGAGTGATCCCTGATTTCATCAGAGTTCGACTCAACAGATTTCGAAATGCGGCCATAGTTGTAAGCGGCAATACCCCAGTGGATGAGGCCGCTAAGAACAAGGCCAACTACCGAAATAATGATTGCTACCGCTGGCCAGTTGACCTCATCAGAGGAAGAAATAGCTTGCATCGTCAATCCCTCGGGAAAGATTTGCGCAGGAAGCGCTGGCAATGCTTCAGTTGTGATTTTGCCGGTCTATAAAACGTGACCGAACAGAGTTCGCAAACTTTCAGCTCAACGATCTTTGAGCCGCCCAGTTGGACTGTGGCGGCCCGAAGATGTTTGCTTAGGTCAGTTGGCTTAGGATGTCGCAGGTACATGTCGCGTACCTTTCCAGGCTGCAACCTTAGCGACGACGCGCTCAACTGCGTCCTCTTCCGGTAAATGCTGGCCTGTTTTTTGATTGGTCCTGTTAAGGCGATCATCCTCTATCAGTCCAACCGTCCGCGATCCTCCGCGCAGAAAATGCTGCCCGGCGAATATTTGCATTTCACGCGCCGTGATAGCTGGCGGAGAAGTGAAACCAGGAATGTCGGATGATTGTGGCTCTGAAATGTAATGCTGATAGCCAATGTGCTTACCAGCCTCGTTCACAACGCGTCGCATAATGCCCTGCGAGCAATAGGCTTCGGCTCTGGTTACGCTAATTGAGGCTTCCTGTTTCCAGCCAAGCGTAGTCGTTTGGCTGTAGACGGGCATATCATGTTTCTTCCTACGGTTTCGTCTGCTCATGTGCGGTGAGCAGCAATCAGAGAATGGTGTGTGAAATTGAGACGATTCCGCTACGACTTGTAACACCTCATAACGAGAGGTCTGGCAGTTTTCGCCAATCGTCGCGGACGCGAATCAGTTTCGTTGTCAACATAGCTCCGTAAAAGTGCTAATGCAAGCCGCGACACACGATGGTGTGTCGCTATTTTCAATCCATCACTTTATGATTCGAAGACCGCGAAACGAGACTCGACTTGAAGTAATGCGTCTACGCGCCTATAAATGCGTTTAGTGGGAACTCCTTAAACGGGTCAGGACGACCAACCTCTATACTATTCATCAACTTCCCCATTTTGTGGATGAGAAAATTTGACCTACGCGTCGGTCTAGGACCGCGACCTCCAGAGGAATTCAGAGGCCCCTCCCTTGGATGGTATGAGCCACCATGACCTATACGACCTTCTTTCTCTCCGAGCGCAATAACTCTAAGCGCTCATTGATCGCATCTCGCTCAGCATCACATGCCTCAATGCACCCTTCCGCTAGCAGCAGTTGCGATACGTCCAGTGTCTCTGGCCGCTTTCGCCATGCTTGCATCCAGAAGTTTTGAGCGTCGGCCAAACCATCATCCTCACTCGTTGGAATCGCCCTTTCCTGAGCCGCCTTCCAGCCACGCGCCAAAGATGCAACCACGTTTTGGCCGCGTCTTTTCCCTGCATCACCGTCCCAACGCCAAGACTCCGGAGCAAGCCAGTGTCCTTGCTCCAAGAACTTCACAATCCCGTAGGGATATCGCAGCCAAGGCGTGTTCTCGCGGTAGGCGATCGCTGCAAAGGCCATTGCTTGCGCTGCATCTTCAACGCTTGCAAAGCGTCCAGCAACCACAGCCGCATCAACCAATCGCTCTACCAGCGCTCGCAGGCTTGCATCCACCCAACCGCAGGTATCACACACCCAACACGACTGCATAGCCAGAGATTCATTCACACACACTGCCAGCGACGGTGACGGTTCGTGTGTGTTTAGTGACGGTTCTTTTGATGGTTCTACTGACGGTTCTATATATAAAGGGAATGCGTCATTTGTCACCCTTTTCATGTAGCGCTTGTCACCCTTTTGGTGCAGTTCTGTCACCCTTTTATTTTCCGAAATAGGTGACACCGTGTCACCCTTTTCAGCACGTAGCTCTTTGCCCATGATGCGGTCAACATTCAGCCTGTAGCGACTCCAGCGCCCAGCTCCGCTGCCCCGCATAATTACCAGCCAGCCAAGACGCTCAAGCACTTTGAGATGGCGCTGCACACTACGCTCACTCATGCGAGACTCAAACGAGATGGTCGCGATACTCGGCCAGCAGACGCCGTCCTTGTCCGCACGGTTAGCCAGAGCAACCATCACATTCAACTGCGCCGCATCACGTGGTCCAGTCTTTTCAATCAAATTTCCAACCAACATGATGCTCATAACCGACCCTCTTTGCCAGCTCTGCAGCTCGCTAAATTTTATTTTTTGACACAAGAGTTCTCTCGGGAAGTTCGCACGCTTATGCGAACCTCCGGGATAACTCAAAGATGTTGAATTGTTATTCGATACGCTTAAAGCTCAAGGTCCACACCAAAGGATTCCCGATCACATACCACGGCTTGCCGCGATGGGTGCGAATCTCCTGCACGTCCTCCCACGGATAGCTGACGTAGTGATCAATCTTGTGATCCTTACCTAGAATCGGCTTTGGCTTGGCATTGATGGAATCCCACAGCAGAGCGTAGCTTTCGCGAGCGGAACGCGCTTGATGTACGCCGGGCTCGCTCTCATACCACGCCGAAGGATCAGACATCGATTGCAGAGGAAGGACCGATATTCCCTCGGCAAGCGCATCTGCTTCTGTGATGTCCTGTAACCGCTGTGCGCGTATGCCATCTATCACCCGAGTGATGCGTGACATCCAGCGGCAGAGGAATAGAGACGAACGCCACTTTCCCGCGTAGGTATCCCAACAGGTATGGTAGCCGTGAATCGTATCGGCGGCATACTGGATCGAATCGGCATAGTGGGGAATATAGCCGCCGCGCTCAATCGGCTCATAGCTTCCAAGGTGAACCGGAATCCAGGTTTCTTTGACCCAAAGACCATCACCAACCTCACCATAGGGACAAATAATTATTTCCCCGTCTACACGCACAGGAACATATCCAACTCCTTCAACGCCTGTCCAACACGTCTCGCTAGTCGGTTGTGGCTTAATCACCCGCCTAGTTTGAGTTTTTCTATTCTCAAGTATGGCGCGGACCATGGACCCTTTAAATAGAATCGGACGCTCGGTCATGGCTTCACCGTCCGATGGATACGATCAATCTCCGCGGCGAGAAACGCG